ATTGACTAGGTTGACCTGTGGAAGTTTTATTTGAAAGAGCTTGATATGCAGATCTATCTATTTTAGTTAAAGGTGAATCTACAGAAGATGCATTCCTATAAGAGCACTCCAATATATCATCAACACCATATATACTAGTGGCGTCCGAAGTTCCATCAGAGCTTGAACGATACATTGTATAAGTTTGTTGACCATCGACTAAAGTAATTAAATTATTACCTACTTCCCAAAAATGTAATCCTCTATTAGACCATTCTTGGAACATGATGTTCAAAGATCTTCTTGCTGTTCTAATGTCGTAACCTGAATTTGTTTGTAGACCAATTCGTTCATACGCCTCTTCTATGATTTCGTCAATAGAAAAGTTTTTTTCGAATGTGGTTGTACCAGAAGTAGTGTTAGCCATTTAAGCTCCTTACTCTGCTGTTAATCCAGGTCCTGAATATTTGTCCGTCAATAAAGTAACTGCTGCTACAGTAAATGTAGAAACAAAAACACCTTTTGGAAATAATATTCCATCTTCAGGAAATGAAAAGTTAATTATATCTCCTGCAGGAACATCACCTTGAAATAAAGTTGTTCCAGTTGCGCTTGTAGTTTTTAGTATAACTGTACCAGATGTTGCTAGTCCAGCAACAATAATACCTTTTAATCTTACAGGTGGTGCAATAACTACATTTGAAGTAGCTGCTGCAATTCTTGTTGCTTGTATGTCCGCTTTAGCTGCCATATTTTTTCTCCTTAAATTTTGTAGGAGCCCCGAAGGGCTCCATTAATTATTATACGCCGTCAATGTCACTAGCTGGAGCATTCATTTGCTTCCAAGTAATTCCATCAGAAAATACATATCCTGCTGCTGAAGAAATACAGTCGCTTGTGTAAACACAAACTCCTTCATTCTCAGTTGCTATTAAAACACCTGCAGAACTTGTAATTGTAGTAACATTTGTAAAAGCATATGGAGTTGATCCACCTTGCCCTGTGTCACTTTTGTTTACGCTAGGACCACCAATGAAACCGTTTAAAGCTATTACTGGACCATTAAAAGTTGTTTTTGCCATTTTATTATCCTCCTAGTTATTTGAATACCGTCTCTAGGCTGTCGACTATACGCGTCGATATTCAATTTTATGTATAGTGTTTATTTTATATATGAATTTTAAAAAAAGTGCAAGAAATCCCTATGATAAAAAGATCTTTTTTAACAATGTTAAAGTCCTAATTAACCAGCATAAAGATGGATTTCACCATCTCTAGGATTGTTGTGGACTTCCTCTTCTTGTTGTCTGATGATTGATCTAATAACTACTTTGATCTCATCACCTAAAACAGACATTTCTGGTGTTATTTGTCCTCTGTTTTCAAGAAACAACTCGTTCCAATTAGATTCGAGTTTCAGTTTCTTTGCGAACAGTACCATGTTGTCCTGAGCCATCATTAACCTCCTCATAGGTTATATAAAAACCATTTGAAGTACTAGTGTACTGCAGATCGTTTTTTTCCCATTGTATATCATTTTTTCCTATAAAGTCAATGATAGGTTTATGTAGTTCTTCAACATCACTTATCTCTGTTTGACTTTCTGTTTCAAACTTAGTTTGAAGGTATTTAGTATATATTTTTATTAAGTATTTATATTTCATCGGTTTCTCTTTCTAACAAAAAAGAAAGGGCCCGTAAAGGGCCCCTTCAAAATAATTATTACAAATAATTATGCTGCTCCTGGAGAACCGAACATACCTCTAGGGTCAGACCAGCCGAAGCTGTATCTTTCTCTAGCTTTGTATCTTACGTTTCCAGTATCAAAATCACCTTCCATAGAAGTTTTGATTGGTGATCTTACGAACATTTTCATACCATTAGGCACGTCTGTTTTGATAAAGAACGCATCTGTGTCTGTTAAGTAATTGTTAACAGTGTACCCTTGAGGGATCATTCCCATAGAGCCAAGTGCGTTAATATCATTATCAGCAGTACCAACTCTTTGAGATGATTTCATTAATCTTTCCGCTGTGAATTGTAGTTCACTTGGAATAATTAATTTCATACCTCTAGCTGCGATCTTAAGACCTCTTTCATCAGTGAAAGCTGCAATATCAATAAGAGATTGCTCTAATGAAGTTTCGTTTAAGTCCGCTGCAGTCGCTAATTCATTTCTGAATGAACCAGCAATTGTTGGGTGTGATTGATCTAATAATGGAACACCGTCACCACCTTGGAAAGATGTTGAAAATGCATTATTTAGAACGTTCGCCGCTTTTACTTGCTTAGTGTTTGCCATAGATCTTGCTAACGCTTTTGTATATCTAGAAGCTAATCTATCATACAAGTTGTCTTCAATCGCTTCTTCAGTGATTGAGAAAGCAAGTGCTATAGTGTCATGAGTGTATCTAGCAGTGAAAGTTTCTTGAGCGTTATCGAAAGTTACGCCTGATCCTTCAGGTTTAACCGCCGCATTAGCAAATCCAGATAACATCACTTCTTCTTCAAAAGCTCTGTCTGAATTTTCGCTGTCGAAAATCTCGCTGTGTTGATTCTCATATCTTTTGTACTCCAGACCGAATAAAGCATTCAAACCTGGTTCTAGTTCTTTAACTAGTTGTCCTCTACTTATCGCCATAGTTATCCTCCTTTATTAGATTCCGGCTGTGCCTTTAGCTAGATCATGTTCATTGATAGAAACAACTAAATTAACGTTAGCAGCAGTCTGATCACTGTTAGCGATGTCTTTTGAGATTCCTAAGATTCTCAAAGTAACATCTGCATCAGCAGTTACAGTTGCTTTGTTTAACATTACTTTAGAAACATAGTTAGCTGAATCACCAGCTAGGTATGTAATGTCTCCGTTTAAGAACACATCCGCTTGAGCAGCAGTTGAGTTACATTGTATTTCAAACCTTTCATAAGGGTCATCAGAAACGAATCCAACGATATCAGTAGCTGCATTTCCTGTAGCTAAATGATTTGCCCATCTAGGTTTGTTTGTAGTGTCAGTATAGAACACACCATTAAGTGATCCTAATATTGCTCCGCCTGCTCCCGCTACTGCTATAGTACCAGTTGCCGCCATTTTCACGGGGTCATTTTGGTAAATAGCTGTTGCACTCGCTGCAATACTATATTCACTTAAACCTTGGTTGTCTGCGTTCTGACCAACTTTTCCAATCGGTTTAAGACCGAAAGGTGCGTTTTGGTTTGCCATAGTTTTTTCTCCTTGGTTTATAGTTTAGTATCACGGTAGATTGGTATTGCTAAAAAATTATTTTTTAGTACCACCAAAAGTTACGCGACTCTGTCTATCACTATTGATAGGCATACTTGGGTGCTGTTCCTTCATAAGATCGTTGTTAACTGCTTCTTCTCGGTCATGAACCTGCTTAGCGTAGTAAGCATCTCTTGCCGCTGCAATCTCTTCCGGTATCCTTGCCAGCAATAGGCCTCCAACTCCGATCACTCCTGCGTATTTTCCTTCATTAACTGATGGATATTGTTGTTCAGGGTATTGGTCTGCTCTTACAAGCTCCCAACCACTTCGCAACTTACCTGACATGTTCTTTGTATCATCAAAGCCCATAGTCTCGGCTCTTATCCACCTATGTTTAAATCCGTCTGGCGCAGGTGGTGCGTCCAAGTTAGATGGTGGAGTCCAAGTCTGTGGTCTAACATCGTTAGCTCTTGACTGACTCGCACGAGGGGTCTTTATTTTATTTTCTTCACTCATATGCTTAAACCTCCTTCATGATTTTTTTTTGTTTTGCATAATCTTCCAATGACACTCCTAATTTTTTGGCGATAGCAACCTCAGTAGGGGTGAGCCTGATGGTTTTGCGACTTGTCTTCGTACTTCGCGTCGCCGACGCTACTTGCTGTACAGGTTTAGTCGTATTTTCTTCAACCTTACCTACAGTTGTAGCAAATTTATGCGGAAATTCAAGTCTTATTCTTTTATCAATTTCAGCATAATATTCATCTGAGTTTGCATCGTACCCTTCTGATTCCAATTTACCATGGATGTCAAAAGCGGTGTATGTCATTGCACTATCAGTACCAAACCACTTGTTTTTAGCTCCCCATTCTTCTGCTTTAGGATCTACTTGTTGTGTTTGTTGCTGATAATTGTTTAAAACAGGCACTTCTCTCGAAGGTGCTTCTATTTTACTTTTTTCTTCTGCCATAAGTTTTGCTTCAGAAAGTCTAGCTTCCTCATAACCTAACATGGCAATTTGTTTATTTGCTTCAACTTCAGCAGCTATATCATTGTTTTCTCTAGCTGATAAAAGTTTAGCTTGTGCTGCATCTAAAGCGGCTGTTATCCTAGCCTCTCGATCCTTAACACCTGCTGCTTCAACAGAAGAATATTTTTTCTCGATAGCTTCTCTTTGATCTTTTTGAGTTTTAGCAAAAACAACAGCTTCATCAGCTTGTCTTTGTGCTTCTCTCCATTTCTTAGTTAGCTTCGCTATTCTTCTTTGAACGTCTTTACTATAATTCTCTAATTCTTCTTTCTTTTCGTTATCACTTTTTTCCTCGCCACTCGTCTCTTCAGACTCGGGGCTGGTAGCTTGTGACTCTTCTACTTCTTCCTTAGTTGTTTCGATTTCAGTTTCCTTTTCTTGGACATCGTCTTTTAATTCGATTTCCGTATCGGGTCCTGATGAATCAATATCAACCATAGGAATGTCTTTTTTGTTTTCTTCTTGTTCTTGCATAGTTCCTCCTATGTTATATGTGATGCAATACAGATTCTGGATCTTTTATAGTTCCAAGAACCTCATCGTCGTTAAGAAGACGGACTTCTCCACCTTCTATTGGTAAACGTGATCCAGCGTATCTTGCAAAGATAACCCAATCACCTTTTTTGCACCATGCGCCTGTAGGAAATTTATCTTCATCCTTATAAGCTAATGGTCCCAATTTTATTACGTAACCACAGTTAACTGCGATTCTTAATCTGTCTAATGTTTCCTGGGCAACTAGTATACCACCTTTAGTTTTTTCTTTTGGTGTAAAAGGTAAAACTAAAAGCCTAAAACCAGCAGGTTCAGGTAATTCATCTTGAATAGACGCAACGTTTGTTTCGTCAACTCTTTTTTCTTTTTCTTCCTTTTTTAATACTTCTTTTTTTTCGTCGTTGTATTTTTCTTCTAACGCAAGTCTAGTCTTCGGGACTTCCTGGTTGGAATTGGACGACGTTTTCTCTGTCTTCAGTTTCATTTTTTTGCTCCTTTGGATTTAGCAGGTTAGAGATTTCCTGATCTATTGTTTGATAGGCATGCGCCTGACCTAAAAGATATTTATAATTTTCCATATCTTTTACTCCTCCAGCAACCATAGTTTCACCTACGGACTGATAAGAATTTCTTATAATTTTTCTTAATGTTGGTACAAATGTTTCTAACGTATTATAATCTGACATTTAACAATTCCATTTTCTAAGTGATTTAGATAATCTATCTTCACCTGTATTATTACTAGGCTTTTGTCTTTTTCTCATGCCTTTCATTCTTGCACAAAAAGAAGCTCTACGTTTAGCATCTTTTGAACCTTTTTTCAACTTAGACGGCTTAGTTGTCACAGCTGTTTTTAACTTAGAACCTGGGTTAGCTGCTCTGTAAGATGCAACTCCTTTAGCATTTAAGCCTCCAGATTTAGACTTACCTTCTTTTCTTTGCCATGCAGCAGTTCTTGCCATTATTTTTTCTTTTTAGCTGTCTTAGCTGCTCTTTTAAAATTAGCAGCAGTAGGTGCACCTTTAGTTCCAGGTTTTCTCATCTTCTCACCTGAACCTGCAGCGATTCTTTTTTTCTTCGCATGAATATTTGCGTACAAACCACGTTTAGCCATTATACTCTTCCTCCTTTTTTATAACCCATTGCTTTCGCAACTTGTGGTGCTTTCTTTTTAAGAGCTTTTATACCTTTACCTTTTTTACCGGCAGGGATTTTCTTTTTTGTTTTCATGTTTTTCTCCTTGTTTATTTTCTCTTTATCAGATCTGTTGCTTTAAGTCCATAGACGCTCGCTATGACACCTACAAAAATTGTTTGATACCAAAATGGAAGTTGTGAAAAATATTCAAAGAACAATTTCATTTTCTCCATCGCACTTGGGTCATCCGAAAATACTGCCCAACTTAACATTACGATAGGCGCCGACAGT